CCTCGTCACCACTGGACTGGCCTAATAGCTGGTCCAGTTGGATGGGAGAGGTATCGTTACCTCCCGCTAGGTCACCACCATCGGTGTTGCCCTAGATCTCCGCCATTAAAACGGAGACCTCCACCCGAGCTTGATGCTGACGTGCTCGGGGCGTCCAGAACGCTCCAAGTGCTCCGTATCAACGTTCGCAACGTCGAATGAGGTTCTTTCCGGTAGTCTCGGCAAGCCGAAACCCCGGTAGGGATACCTCAAGAGACACTTGAGCAAGGCGCCAGGGCCCTCTAGAGGATCATGAGGACTTCTGGCACGCACATAATAGCCCTTGGTTAGGGGGCTGTGCGTGTAAGGGTCAAGTCGTTGGAATTGATAGCCCAACGCTGACTCCCTGCCAAGCAACGGTGATGTTGGCGCTACATTCGGAAACTCCTTTAGGAGCTTCGTCAGTAGCTTATCCAGCATGGCAGCAGCGCCCCAAAGGCCAGCCCAATAGAGCTGGTTCCTCAAGGCAACCGCTGCGATTACACCGTCCGCATCCTGCCGTCGTGTCGGAAGCACTTGACGGACCTTGACGATTGAAACGTCTTGGCCCTCATAGTACTCCCGTCCGCAAGACTCTCTGAACCTCCCGGTCCAGTATGACTTGCTGATGTTAACCCGAAAACCAAAATTCTCGAGTTCATCAACGACGGACAGCACATTGTCTACGGGGACAATCAAGTCATCCCCAAAGACGCGCACCTGCTTGCGATAACGTGTAACAATGTCATCGCGAGAAAGCGGGGCACTAAGCTCCCTTTCTATTCCAAGCAAGATCACGGTCAAGAAGACCATGGCCTCAAATGGAAAGCAGAGAGCTGAACCCATAGACGCGAACTTGGCCAAGCGCATGACGCGCTCGCCAGGTACATCAGCCTTCCGGGACCTAGCTGCATCGACCGCCCGAAGCAAATCGGGATAGTCGCGCAGCATGGCCCGTACATGCTGATTCGAAACACGATCGGAAGCCTCACTCAAATCGAGTGTGGCGAGGTCCCCGCTGAGGGACCCCTGACGTGCCATTCCCCTATTAGGGTCCTGGTCGTCAAACCCGATAACGCGAGAGAGGAAACCATCCTCAGATATCGCGCTTAGGATGCTGCCGAGCAATGCTTGCTGTGCATACTGCATAGCAGCAGGCTCAATGGCAATAATCCTAGGTGTCTTGAGCGTTTTAGGAACCGTGATCACCCTTACGGGCAACTCGGCTCCAGGTTCGAGGAAGTTAATTCCCCTTCCCAGATCAGCCTTAAAAGACTGATTTGGTATAAGGAACTCTTCAGCCGGCATCACTGGCTGAAGACGTGTCGTCCAGGTCCGCATATTGTACTTCCCATTGCTGGAAAGACGGTCTGCGACAGCGCCTGGACCATGCTTCGGTTGAAGTCTGCCCCAATGGATATCTCTATCCACTTTGGCAAACACTTCACCAAAAAGCATGTCGGACATCCGACGAAAATCCTCCATGTAAGAAGGATCAAGCCGGGCGTCAGATTCACGCACTTCCTGCTCACATTGAACATAATCGGACATCGCACGCCTCTCACGACGCGGATTAACAACCCGCGTAGACGAAGACTGTGATAGGTCTTCGCCGGGGAGGGCGATCTTACTAAACCCCAGCGTAAGCTGGCGCAAAGCATAGATTGCTTCGATGTCCGGAACGTCCAATAGCGCACCACTACAAGGATCGAACACACGTCCAAGGAAACCTCCTAGAAATAGGGGGAAACCAGTAAGACGAGCCTTCTTAAAAGAAGGAGCGTCCGAAGGGACGACGAAACCTTGGTTCAGCCACTTTTGGGTAGCTTTGCCAAGGTCCGCCAGGGTAATCGCCAAAAACGACAACCCCTCGTGTTCAGTCCGACTCTCGACAGTTTTTATGTCGAGAGTGGCGCTGGTGCAGCATCGTATGGCCAAATCTTTGGCCATACAGGACCAGAGTGACGTCAGGCTTTTCATAGTCCCTCCTTATCAGAGGTGGCTAATCCCTAGCTCTGCCGTCGACCGCAGGATTACTTCTTGGCACTCACCCGCATCTCCCTGAGGATTTCGTCCTCGAGGTGGACTGAGCAGATGAGCGTGCGATCGGCCCTCGTTAGCCTCAGCCCGGATTGCAAAATCCAGGCAGAGGCATGGAGAGCCGACGCGTCTTTCGGTACGAAGGCGAACGCTATCGCCCTCGCTTTCTCAAGCGGGAGCGACGACGTG